ATACGTGGCATCTAGGGCTGAGACCAGTATTAGATGCGATGCTATTCAGCTAGACCTTTATACCGATAACTACAACTTAGGCATTATTGCAGCGCTTAGCCTGGATTACTTTGACCCTGTAACTATTACAACTAACCAGCCTGGCGGATCAACGCTAACTAAGACTTTGCAGGTGTTTGGCGTTGCTATGAGCATTACGCCTAACAGCTGGAAAACAACACTTACCACTTTAGAGCCAATTATTGACGGCTTTATATTAGACTCATCCATATACGGTTTGCTTGACAGCGGCGTATTAAGTTATTAAGGAGATAGGACTATGGCAGCTGGATTAGGTTTTAAGACCTTTACTACTGGCGAGGTACTTACGGCAGCTGACACTAACGGCTACCTAATGCAAGGCGTACTAGTGTTTGCCTCAGCGGCAGCGCGAGATGCAGCTATTACATCACCGCAAGAGGGGCAGTTTGCCTATCTTAAAGACACTAACGTAACTACTTATTACACAGGTAGCGCCTGGGCTAATTTAGATACAACAGGTATGACTAACCCAATGACTACTACGGGCGATATGGTTTATAGCTCTAGTGGGTCAACGCCTGCTAGGCTTGGAATTGGCAGCACAGCACAAGTCCTCACAGTAGCGGGCGGTATTCCCAGCTGGGCTACACCTGCAGGCGGTGGAAGCCTTACTTTACTTTCAACAACAACCTTAACTGGTTCAAGTGTAAGCGTTACGGGAATCAGCGGATCTTATACAAACCTGCAAATACGCATAGATGATTTAGGAACTGGCACAGCAGTCGGTATTATGAAAATGGGTTGCAATTCAAATACAACAACGTATATTTCAACGGGTGTTGATAGCAGCACTACGGCAGTTTTTGCAGCCACTGGCAGTGGGTGTATTCCGCTAACTGGTAATCGTAATATGAAAGATTCTGGCGGAGATAATACGGCTGGTTTAGTTAATATCTACAATTATGCTGGAACTAACGCATATAAAGCCTTTGATGTTCGAACTGGTTGCACAAGTGCAGCGGGTGCCGATAGCGCGACAAACGCATCAGGTGTATTTCAAAGCACTAGCGCAATCACAAGCATCCAAGTCTTTCTAACTGGTAGTGCAACTTTTGACGGAAGCCCATCTATGAAGATTTATGGAGTGAACTAATGACTAGACCAATGATACGCATACACGATTTATCTACCGATGAAGTTATAGATCGTGAAATGACAAACGCAGAGTATGCAGATTATGTAAAAGCCTCTGAGCCTACTGTTGACGAAATAGCTAAACAAGAGGCTAAGGCAACTGCACAAGCCAAGTTAGAGGCGCTAGGTTTAACGGTTGAAGATTTAGCCGCGCTTGGCCTTTAATGCAGACTAGCTACAACGGCTGGCCAGCATCTAAGGATCAGGCTGAGATAGGCGTAAAGCCTTTTAAGGTAGAGGGCACAAACCTTAAGCTGCGTTGCGCTGAAAAGGTAGCGCCGTTGCTTATTAACTTTGCTAAAGAGTTTAACGAGCTAATAGAGCCGCTAGAGGGCGGGGCGTTAGATGACTGGGGCTACTGCTACCGTATGGTGCGAGGCACTACTGACAAGATTAGTAACCACAGTAGCGGCACAGCTATAGACCTTAACGCTACAAAGCACCCGCTAGCTAAGGTAGGCACGTTTGATGCAGCTAAGGTGCCAATGATCCGCGCCCTGGCTAAAAAGTATGGCCTCAACTGGGGCGGGGATTACAAAAACCGTAAAGATGAGATGCACTTTGAGATAAGTATTGGCCCTGCAAAGGTTGCAGAGTTAATAACTAAACTAGGGCTAGAAAAGAGCGAATAAATGAAAGAGCAACTAAAGGCTGCGGCCTTGTCCTACCTACGTGCAGCTCTATCGTGCGTGGGTGCGCTGTATCTATCAGGTATTACAGACCCTAAGGTATTAGCTAATGCTTTTATAGCTGGCCTTATTGGGCCATTACTTAAAGCTGTTGCACCTAATGAAAAGCAGTTTGGCATAGGCGCTAAGTAAGTGTCACAGGCCCAGGCATACATAGCGCTAGCTTTAGGGATAGCTACGCTTTCAGGGCTTATGGCTGGGCTTGTGCGCCACCTTGTTAAGTATTACCTATCTGAGCTACGCGATGACGGCAACGGCGGGCATAACCTACGCGGGCGCGTAGATCGTATAGAGGCGCGGGTGGATAAGATTTACGAGATGATGCTAGAGGACAGACTAGCTAGGTAGCGCGTGTCGCGTTGCCTTTTGTCAGTAGGTAGGGTCATACTTTTACTACACACGCCGAGAGGGCTACTCGGATAAGTAGCGACTCGGCCTTAACAAAGGGCGAAAGATGAACAGTTTAGATTTAATGGTAGTAGGTATGGTTTGCCTGTTTATGGGCTTATTTATCTACGCAGCTTATGAAATGGGCTACAAAGTAGGCCTAGGTGAGGGTTACCTACGTGGCCGTAATATAGCTAAAGCGCTAAAAGAAGCTGAGGCCAAGCGATGAGTAATTTTCTAGAAGGCTACGAGGATGTAAACGCTAGGATAATTAGGGCGCGTGCTGAATACCCTAGCCTTAGGCTAGTGGCATCTATAGAGGATATAGATATAACAAAAGGTTATGTACTAATTAAGGCTGAGGCTTACAAAGAGTACGAGGATCATCTACCTAGCGCTGTTGATTATGCCTTTGAGATGCGTAGCGATAGGGGCGTGAACCTGCACTTTTGGGTAGAAAACGCAGTTACAAGCGCTTATGGCAGAGTTATAGGTTTGTTAACACCTGGCGGTATTGCTCGTAGTACTAAACAGGATATGGAAAAGGTAGAGGCGCTTAGCACTAAGGACGTAGCACCTATTAGTGATGATTTATGGGCTACTACACCTGCAGGTATTACAGCTATAGACAGCGCTAAAAACGAGCTAGGCAGGCTACAGACTAACCCTGAGTGTAAACACGGGGCGCGTGTATGGCGCACGGGCACAAGTGCCAAGACGGGCAAAGAGTGGGCTAATTACAGCTGCATAGAAAAGAGCAAGGCTAACCAATGTGACCCAGTTTGGTATATGCAGACATCTACAGGCTGGCAGCCTCAAATATGAGCGACAGCTACGAGCTTATAAATCTGCAAGAGATGACAGGAAAACTCTTTGTTAACGGTGAGTTAGCAGCTGAGTACAAGGTTGAACAATGCGATAAGTGCGCCTTAGTGGCACAGCTAGATAAGTTTGGCTATCAAAAAAACAGCTTTGAAAACATTATATGGTTTTGTAAAGGCTGCCGATGATAGACACAGAGCAAGAGCTATTTAACTACATCAAGGGCCGTTACTTAGAGGATCTAACTAAGTCATCTGACCAATATGAGTACCACGATGCCACTAGCACCCTGTATAGGCTGCACATAGAGCTAAAGTGCAGGCACACGCATTACGATGACCTGCTCATAGAGCAAGAAAAGTATGATGCGCTAATGCAACAGGCCGAGCGCCTGGGCTTTACGCCCTTTTACGTCAATGCCACACCTAAGGGCATCTACGCCTTTAACCTGCGTAAGATAACGGTTAAGTGGTCAGTTAAAAGGCTGCCTGCTAAGACAGAGTTTGACTCTCAGGGCCAGGTTGACAAGACCGTGGCCCTTTTGCCTATCTCAGAGGCGGTGCAGCTATGAGGTTTGCCTACGCTGATCCGCCTTACTACGGTTGTGGCCAGTCGCACTACGGTGAGCATCACGCACAAGCGGCTATATGGGATACGAAAGAGGCACACTTTGAGTTAATTAACAGGTTAGTTACAGATTACCCTGACGGCTGGGTGTTAAGTTGTAATCCTAGAGATTTACAATGGCTTTTAGCGGCTTGTCCTGACGATATTAGGGTAGGTGCGTGGTGTAAGACGTGGCATCAAATAAGGCCTACGACAACACAGTTTGCCTGGGAACCTGTGATATGGAGAGGTGGTAATAAAGATAACAAACGCTCTCCAATGGTAAGAGACTGGATAACCTGCGCAGTAACGAGGCAGAGAGGTCTTAAAGGCGCTAAACCTGCCACCTTTAACCAATGGGTAATAGATTTACTCAACGTGCAAGATGGTGATGTTTTAGATGATCTATTTACAGGTACAAACTCAATGCAAAGAACTTTAAACACGCCTACGCTTAACTTTGTGGAAAACCTATTATGACCGAGTTAATACGCTTTGAGTGCCGTAAGTGTAAAAAGATAACAGACCAGTTAGAGCGCATAGTGGCGGATAACCTGCCGCCCAACGTTAAAACTTTACAATGCACAGTATGCGGCTGTATGAGCGTGTGCTTATTGGTGGATTTTG